GAGGAGGAGTGGATCAATCAGATTTCAAAGAACATAAAGAAATCAACTGCCTTCTCTGCTGTAAGAGCAACACTTATTGCAAGGACAGAATCACATCAAGCAATGAGCTATGGCAATCAAGAAATTGCAAAAAGATTAGGATTACAGAAACCACAAAAAGAATGGGTATCTGCTATGGATGATAGAACAAGAGATTGGCATAGACAAACCAATGGGCAAAGAGTTGGTATTGATGATGCATTCACAGTCCTGACACCAATCAAAGGTGGTGGTGTTGTACCTAAAGAGATGCAATATACAGGAGACCCTGAAGGTGGTGCTTCAAATGTGATAAATTGCAGATGTTTTGTTATATACTATGATGAGGATGATATAGTTGAGTAAAATACTCGGAAAAGAAAAAAGTCAAGATTATGGCAGATTCTATGATGAAGGCATCAAAAAAGGTCTTTCTAATGTCCAAGCATCCCTATATGCCCATGATTTACTAGCAAAAAAGTACAATTACAAGAATCCTTTCACAATTAAGCAAAAATAGTCGATTTTTTCTGCTTTTTTCACCTAAATAGTTGCATTATATACTTTAAGTATGCTATAATGGACACATGTTAAACAAAGGAGAAACAAATATGACACATTCTATCAACCCTAATGCTGAAGCTAACATTGATGCTTTCTTAGATAATTGGGAAGCTAAAACTATAGAATACTACAAAAACCTTCATGCATATATTGTGGAACAAGAAGCTAAATGGGGAAGTTCAAAAATATCTGATATTTCTAAAAGAATGAATGATGCTGAGTATTGGCATTACAGAAAGATTGCAGATTCACAAGATGGCAGAGTAGCAGGTTGGTCAGTATCCCAAAGACCATTTTATGTAAAAGCATTCAATGATTTGATTGCTAAAAACAGAAAAGCTAAAAAACAAAACCTTATTAAATCTGTCACAAAAAAAGGTGGTCAAATACACAATGTCGTTAGCATATACGATAATGGCATCTTAGAAGGTCAGTTCAAATGTGACAAAGGTATCGTTGATTTAAGAACAATCGATGCAGGTGGTTACAACATTCAGAAGTATCACTACAGAACAATAACTACTCTTAGAAAATAAGAGTAGTTACTTCCCTTAAAGAGCAGACTTAGTTCTGCTCTTTTTTTATTGTTATTAGTAATGTTTTATTGTTACAATTAGCTCAATAGACTTGACAAGGATTTTGAGTTATGGAAGAACACTTAGATAGCATTCTTGATTTAGAATGTGAGTACAAAGAAATAGAAGCTGAGGAAGATGGCTCATTCGAGGGTTATGCTTCTGTATTCAACAACAAAGATTTAGGGAACGATGTCATCAAGGCAGGTGCATTTTCTGAATCTATCAGAGGTAAGAAAGCAAAGAGTATTAAATTACTTTATCAACACAAGACTGATGAACCTATCGGTGTTGTAGATTCCTTAGAAGAAGATAGCAAAGGTTTAAAAATCAAAGGTCGTTTAGCGATGGGTACTCAAAAAGGCAGAGAAGTCTATGAGCTAATGAAGATGGGTGCATTAGATTCAATGTCAATAGGATATAAGCTGTCTCCTGATGGCTACAAGTACGATGACAAAAGAAAGAAAAGAGTAATCAAACAAGTAGACTTAATGGAAGTCTCAATGGTTACATTCCCAATGAATCCTAAAGCAAAAATCACGAAAGTGAAACTACAGGAAATGGATGTGAGAGAACTAGAGAAATACCTATGTGAGGTAGGTATGTCTAATTCTGTTGCTAAAACTAGTGCGAGTATACTGCATAAATCTTTTAATAAAGAGCAATGTGAAGTTGTGGATAGTATTAAGCATTTAATTAACAAACTTAACTAAGAGGACAATTTATGTCAGAAGAAGTCAAAGAAGTCTTAGATGAGTTAGGTTCAAAGTTTGAAGATTTCAAAGCAGAGAACAAAACTCGTTTAGACCAAATTGAAAAACAAGGACATGCTGACCCTTTACTACAAGAAAAAGTTGATAAAATGACTGATGACATTGCTACTTTAGCAGAAGTCAAACAATCTCATGAGATTCAACAAAAAAATCTTGAAGAAGCTCAGCAAAAAATAGAAAGTCTCGAAACAATGTTAGCAAGACCTAATGCTTCTAAATCAGAAGATGTAGACATGCAAATGAAAGCATTTGGTTCATGGCTAAGAAAGGGTGAAGTGGATGAAATGGAAAAGAAAGCACTTTATGAATCTGATGATACTCTAGGTGGCTTTTATGCTCCTACAGAGTATGTAGAAGAAATCATCAAGACTGTAACTGAAATTTCTCCTATTCGTTCTATTGCAAGAGTAAGACAAACAAGTAACAGAGGTATAGAGATTCCAAAAAGAACAGGACAATTCTCTGCTTCATTTGTTGCTGAACAAGGTACAAGAAGTGAAACAACAGGGTATACAACCGGCATGATGACGATTGATGCTCACGAATGTTTTGCAGAAGTACATATCTCACAAGCGATGCTTGAAGATTCTGCATTCGATTTAGAATCCGAAATGGGTACTGAATTTGCAGAAAGATTTGCATTACTTGAAGGTACTAAGTTCGTATCAGGTAGTGGTGTTGGTGAACCATTAGGTTTCACAGACACAACAGCAGGTGTAGGCACAACCAACTCAGGTCATGCTTCTACACTAAAACCAAATGGTCTGTTAGAACTTGTATATGCAATCAAATCTGATTATTTAAATAATGCAAGATTTGTATTCAACAGAGCAACCTTCGCTGACATTCTTCAACTAGAAGATACAGCAGGTCAAAAAATATTCCATGTTGGTATGACACTTGTTGGTGGAGCTCCATCTACAATCGTTGGCTACCCATATACATTGGCAACAGATATGCCTAATGTAGGTGCAGGTACAAAACCGATTGCATTTGGTGACTTCTCACGAGCTTATACAATCGTGGACAGAGTGAATCTTTCAATCATGAGAGACCCATTCTCACAAGCTTCTTCAGGTAATATTAAATACCTAGCAAGAAAAAGGGTGGGTGGAACAGTAGTTCTACCTGAAGCAATTCAACTACAAAATGTAAGTGCATAAGGAGATAAGTTATGAGAGATATTTCAAATAGAACTAAAGCTGTCACCTGTCAGGATGCAAAAGTTTTTACTTCTGATACTGATGGCACTACTGTAGACAGAAAAGGTTTTGAATCTTTAATGTTTGTAGTTAATAGTGGTATAGAAGGTGACACACTATCATCAAGTGTCAAGTTTGATTTCATTCTTGAACATTCTGATGATGATTCAACATTCACAGCAGTAACAGCTTCAACAGATGTTACAGAAGGTAGTGTTGATTCAAGTGGTATTTTCTTAACACTTGATGCAAATGGTGAAACACCACAGACAAGTCAAATCGGCTATATAGGTGGTAAAAGATATGCTCGTGTAAAAATCGATGCAACAGGTAGTCATAGCAATGGCACACCAATAAGCATTCAAGGAATCTTGGGTAATCCTATTGATTCAGAGGATGCATAGTTAGTCTAGGGAACTAGACATGGTGGGGAGAGTTTGCTCATTTGTTTCTCCCCACCACCGGACAGAGGATGAATATGTGCAACAACACACCATATTCGGAGAAAGAGATGGCTATAATAAAAGCTATCTACAAAATTGATAAAGATGCGAAGTTCTCTATCAAGGGTAATCTTGAAGGTCGCATCGATTACCTGTATGGTGGTATTGAATGGGAATCAGAACCCATCGCTTGGGAACAAGTAGTAGAAAAAATGTATGAATTAGAGGTACAAAATAATGCAAATTAAAATGTTACAAGATACAGAAGCAAGTTCTAATGAAAGTGGCAATCAAACAAGAGTTTATGCTCAGGATGAGATTGTAGATTGTAAAGAGAAATGGCAAGAAGATTTAGCAAGGATTCTTGTTGATGGTGGTCTTGCAATGGAAGTCAAAGCAGTAGCACCAAAAGAAAAGAAAACATCAGACAAACCTAAGAAGGTAACTAAAAAGAAAGCAACTAAGAAGTAATGAGATATGGCTCGTACTATTGGAACAAACTTTCAGGCACAACTCGATAGTTCACAACTAGAACCATTTTTTGCGATATCTGTTGGGTTCACAACACCACTCAATATATGGACAGGATACAACACAATCAATATCGATGGTGTTACCTATCTGCCATCAGGTAATTTACTTAGTATAAGTGCAATCGATGAATCAGCAGATATAAGAGCCAATGGTGTCAAGATTGGTTTATCAGGTCTAGATAGCAGTATCATCTCATCAGCACTTACAGAAGATTCACAAGGCAAGGTAGTCAAAATATTCTTTGGTGTTCTAACCACAACAGACAATCAAACTGTAGTTGTTGATACCCCATATCAGACTTTTGAAGGATTCATAGATACCATGTCTATATTAGAAGATGGTAATACAGCTCAGATTTCTGTAAATGTTGAGAACAAGTTGATTATTCTTGAAAGACCACTCAACAGAAGATACACAGACCAAGACCAAAAGAATCTTTTTGCAGGTGATAGGGGATTAGAATTTGTAGAATCATTACAAGACAAGTCAATAGTTTGGGGTGGTGGAGCTTCCTGATGTATGGACTTATTGAGTTATTTTACAAGTTTGATAAATACAAAAAAAATACTAGAGCAGAACTTTTCAATCATCTAATACCTGCACTTAACTCAGGTCAATATAAAATACTTTACAAAGATGGTGATATTGTGAGCTATATATCTTGGGCATTTTTTGATGAAGTAGCAGAGAATCATTTCAAACAAACAGGACATGTTCTAAATTACAACTGTGGAGATAGAGTTTGGTTGGTAGACTTGGTATCATCAGGAGATTCAAGAAGATTAGTCAAATGGACAAACAAACATTTCAGACAGTCTCTCGGTAGCAAAAAAAGAGTAAATTATTTAAGGATGGATGATAACTCAAACATTTATAGAATTTCATCATCTCTTACAAAGGAGTGTTATAACTAATGGGTTCAGCAGTATCAACAGCACTTAGTGTAGTCGGAACAGCATTAGTAGGTGCAGGTATAGTTGCAACAGGTGGTATAGCTTGGGGTACAGTTGCACTTGGTGCAAGTATGGTCGCAGGTTCAGTTGCTCTTGCACCAAAACCAAGAGTGCAATCATTAGGTAATCAAAACTATCAACAGCAAACTTCAAACAGAAGTCTCATGATAAAACAACCTATCACAGTAAGAGATACTGTATATGGTGAATCAAAAAAATCAGGTTCTATTCTTTTCATGGACACTACTGACAATACAAAAAGGATGCATTTGGTCGTTCAGATAGCATCTCACGAGATACAATCTTTTGATAAAATATATTTCAACGAAGAAGAACTCACCTTGTCTAACTATGGTACTGATGCTCGTGGAATAGCAAGATTCAAACCTACTTCTCCATCAAAATACAATAAGGCTTCTGATATTCTGATAACTGAACCGAAAGTAAGAATAAAACAACATCTTGGCACAGATGACCAACTAGCAGATGCAGACTTACAAGCAGAAGTTGGAAAATGGACATCAGCACATAGATTAAGAGGTATAGCATATCTTTACATAAGATTGGAATATGATGCTGATATGTTCCCAAATGGTATCCCTAATGTAAGTGCAGAAATAAAAGGCAAAAAAGTATTAGACTTTAGGTCAGGTTCTACAACACATTCAGACAACCCTGCTCTGTGCATATATGATTATCTGACAGATACACGACTTGGCTTAGGTATAAGTACAAGTAGTGTTGATACAACATCGTTCACCACTATGGCAAACTTATGTGATGAAAATGTTACTCTATCGGCAGGTGGCACAGAAAAAAGATATACCTGTAATGGTGTAGTTTTTAGTGACTTAGCACCAATGCAAGTATTAGATAACATGCTTACAAGTTGTACAGGTGTTTTGTCATACTCCAATGGTAAATTTATTTTAAAGGGTGGGCAGTATGTATCTCCGACTATCACTTTAACAGATGATGATTTCATATCACAAGTAGCTTTAGAATCTAAAAGGTCAAGAAAAGATTTATTTAATACTGTAAAAGGCATATTCACATCAGAAGAAACATCATGGCAACCATCTGATTATCCAATGGTAACTAGCAGTACATTTAGCGATGCAGATGGTGAAGTAATATTTGCAGACATTGACTTACCATTCACAGTATCAAGTGCAACAGCACAAAGGATTGCAAAGATTGCATTGTTCAAAAACAGACAGCAGATGGTTTTATCTGCACAGGTCAAGCTGACAGGATTCAAATTGGAAGTGGGTGATACAGTAAATGTAACAAACACAAGATTAGGATTTAGTAATAAAGTCTTTGAAGTGGCAGAATGGAGCTTCAGTAATGATGACAAGTTAGCAATAAGTTTACTGCTGAATGAGACTGCATCATCGGTCTATGATTGGAATGCAGAAGAATCTGCTTTCTCTTTAGACAATACTACTCTACCTACTGTGCAAGATGTACAAGCACCATCATTAGTTGTAACAGATGAACTGAGGATATATGCAGAAACACCAATAACAGTTTTAAAAGTCGTTTGTTCATCAAGTCAAGGTACGACCAACGAGTTTGAAGTAGAAGCACAAAACACTAATGATGCAGGAAGTGATTTCATTACATTGGGCAGAAGCAAAGGTAACATCTTTGAATTAGTCAATGCAGAAGATGGAGCTATCTACAATGTAAGAGCAAGGTCAATCAATGCTTTCAATGTCCACAGTTCTTTTACCACCACAAGTCACGAGGTTATAGGTAAAACAGCACCACCTAGTGATGTGACTAACTTTTCAAGTAATGTTGTTGGTGATATCGTACACTTAAATTGGACACCAATATCCGACTTAGATTTATCACATTACATCATAAGGCATTCACCACTTACAACAAGTCAAAAGTTTGAAGAAGGTCTAATTGTAGCCAAGAAGATTGGTAAACCTGCAAACACCATAACATTACCTGCACAGACAGGAACATACATGATAAAAGCTATTGATGTATTAGGTCTTGAAAGTGAGACATCCGCGAAAACAGTTATCATAAAGAATGCTATAAGCAGAGACTTCAATGCTGTTGCAACATCTACACAATCACCAAACTTTACAGGTGGCACAATGGGAACAGATTTAGAAGTTGTTACAAGAGACAGCACTAATTTTTTACAACTTATTGAAGGTACTTTATTTGATGATGCATCAGGTAATTTTGATGATATGACAGGTAACTTTGATTCAGGTGGTACTGCCACATTCAACAGCGAAGGCATCTATGATTTTCCTATATTCAATTTAGGTGGTGTTTTTAACAGCAGAGTGACATTCACCTGTAAATACAACAGGTTTGATAGTGCAAGTCTTTTCGACAGCATACTTGGGTTATTTGATTCACAAACAGGTAATTTTGATGGTGGTTATACAGAGCATAACGATGTTAATGTAGAATTACTGATTGCAACTTCTACTGATGGCTCGACTTACAATGACTTCAGAACTTATGTTCTTGGTGATTATACAGCTAGTCATATCAAGCTGAGGGTAAAACTGACTTGTGATGTGGATACAGCAACACCTGCAATCTACGAACTTTCTGCATCAGTAGACATGCCTGATAGAACGACAGCAGAGGATAATGTTACATCAGGCACAGCAAGTAGTGGTAAAGTGGTCACATTCTCACCTGCCTTCAAAGAATTACAAGGTCTTGGTATATCAGCTCAGAGTTTGGCTACAGGTGATTTTTATGAGCTTACATCTAAATCAGCTACAGGGTTTACTATCAAATTTAAAAATTCTAGTGGTAGTGTGGTGAGTAGAGATTTTGACTATGTAGCAAAAGGGTATGGATATGTGGAATCTGCATGATATACTTTAATAAATTTAAAAGGAGTTAAATTTGTCACAACATGATTTAGATATTGCCAATCAACTGTTTCCTGCAACAAGGACAGATTTAAACAATGCCTTACAAGCTTTAGGAAGCACATCATCAGGCACATCTGCACCAAGCACTACCTATGCCAATCAGCTTTGGTATGACACATCAAATAATTATCTTTACATAAGGAATGAAGATAATGATGCCAATATCCTGATTGCTGAGTTAGACCAAACAAATGACACAGTAGAATATTTTAAATCAGATTCAGTCAGAACAGCTTTGATTGAGTTTACAGATGGTGATGATGCCATCACGATTGCAGATGGTGGAGCAGTCACGACAGCTACAGATGCAACTGTAACAGGTAATCTAAGTCTTGGTGGGAGCAATACAGAACTTAGATTTATGGAAGGTTCTAATTATGTTGGATTTGAAGCTCCTGCATTGACAGGTAATCAGATATGGGTTTTACCTGCATCGGATGGTACTGCCAATCAGGTTATACAGACAGATGGCTCAGGCAACCTATCCTTTGCGACTGCAACAGCAGGTGCGACAGGTGGTGGAACAGACCAAATATTTTTTGAAAATTCAAGAACAGTTACAACAAATTATACAATCACTAGTGGTAAGTCAGCTCATTGTGTGGGTGCTTTGACCATCAATAGTGGTGTAACATTGACTGTTCCAAGTGGAGAGAGGTTAGTAATACTATGACAAGTAAGATTAATGCAGACACAAGTGATGGATTAAAGATAACATCTGATACATCAGGAACACTTGATATTCAATCAGGTGGTACAACCAAAATGACTGTCGGTAGCACGATTGATTTACAAGGTAACGAATTGGTATTAGATGCTGATGCAGATACATCAATCCATGCAGATACAGATGACCAAATAGATTTTAGGATTGGTGGTACTGATAAAGCTCATTTTGATTCAAGTGGCAATTTCTATGTTGGTAGTATTTCTGCACCATGGACTGCTACATCAGGTATCAATGCAAGACTTGGTGCAACTTTTCCAATAACTGCAACCAATGCAGGTATCGTTTGTATTTTTAACAGGAACACAGATGATGGCACTTTGGTTGAATGCAAGAGGTCAGGTTCAGTTGTCGGAAGTATAGGTGTTACAGCAAGTGGTACTTCCTTTAATACATCATCAGATTACAGACTTAAAGAAAATGTAGAATATACATTTGATGCAACTACAGAATTAAAAAAATTAAAACCTTGTAAATTTAATTTTATAGGCACATCAGAAACGATAGAGGGTTTCGTAGCACATGAACTTTCAGAGGTCGTTCCTTTAGCAGTAACAGGAACAAAAGATGCAGTAGATGACAATGGTGATGCAATCTATCAAGGAATAGACCAAAGCAAACTCGTACCTTTGTTAGTCAAAACAATTCAAGAACTAGAAGCTAGAATAACAGCATTGGAGAGTGAATAATGAGTGTAACAGTATCAGGAACAGGCACAGATAATTTAGCAGGTTTGCTTAGACCAAGAAAAACTGCGACACCGATAATTATAAATGGTGATATGCAAATTGCACAAAGAGCAACGAGTGGCACATACACAGGCACAGAAGATGAGATAGAAACTTGCGACAGATGGAAAGGATTTATAGGTAGTGCAGGGACATTTACAAACACACAAGATACAGATGTTCCGACAGGTTATGGTTTTGCCAAAGCATGGAAAATAGACTGCACGACTGCTGATAGTTCTCTTAGCTCGACAGACTTCTTTTTTGTGAGACAAAAAATAGAAGGTCAAAATTTACAGGTGTTCAAAAAAGGTACATCATTGGCAGAAACATTCACACTCGCATTTTGGGTAAAATCTCATGTAGCAGGAACTTACACATGTGAGCTAGAAGATAAAGATAATTCAAGAAGTGTGTCAAAAAGTTACACGATATCTAGTGCGAACACATGGGAAAAGAAAGTTATAAATTTTCCTGCTGATACATCAGGAGCATTTGGAAATGATAATGGAGCAAGTCTTGAAGTAAAATTTTGGTTATGTGCAGGTAGTGGTTTTTCTAGTGGAACATTACAAGAGACTTGGGATAGCACGACAACAACAGAACAGGTTGCTAGTGGTCAAGTAAATCTTGCAAGTAGCACAGATAATAATTGGTGGTTTACAGGTGTACAACTGGAAGTAGGAACATTCACATCAACAGATTTGCCTGACTTTCAGTTTGAAGATAGATGTACAAGTCTAGCTAGATGTCAAAGATATTTTTCTAAGACTTTGGGTGCATATGAATCTTCAAGTGGTGGTAGTGGTAGCAAAAAAGTTTATTGGCATTATAAAGTAACTATGAGAGCAACACCTACTATAGTAGAATCAGGAACTACAAAAAGTGGTGTTCAGGTAACTAATGCAGACTGTTATGGCATCAATCGTTCAGGTGATAATTCAGCAACACTTGGAAGTGGCACGACAGCAGATGCAGAGTTATAGGAGATAGAATGGAAATTAAATCAGCAAAATATTTAGAAGATGAATCAAACCAAAAAATTGGTATTGAATCAGTCATTGATGATGTGACAATGATAGTACCCATTGATACAGGAAATAGACATTATCAAGTCATACAAGAATGGGTAGCTGATGGTAACACAATAGAGGAAGCAGATTAATGAGTAGTATAAAACTAAAAGGGTCTAGTTCAGGAGAAGCAATTATATCGACAGCTTCTGATGGAAGTTCTGTAATCCTAGATAAAAAATTAGATGTACAAGGTAATGAAATTATATTAGATGCTGATGCAGATACATCTATCCATGTAGATACAGATGACCAAATAGATTTTAAATGTGGTGGTACAGATACCATGCACATGATTAGTGGTAAAGTAGGCATAGGCACTACTGCACCTGCACAATCGCTCCATGTAAAAGCATCTGATGCTAGAGTGAGAACAGAAGAAACATCAGGTAGTACGACATTTGATTTGACTAATACATCAAGTGGACACTTTTTAGATTCATCAGGTGCAAATAATTTAACAATTAACAAAAGTGGAGCTGGAGCTTTAACCCTTAAAACTTCAAATTCAGAACGAACAAGAATAGATGCTAATGGTAGATTATGTCATGGAACAAGCGACCCTGCATCAGGTGGGTCAAGTGGCGACCACTTGATGATAATAGACACTAACTCAAGCTATGCAAATGGAATAGTTTATGTATTACATGGGAACAACAATGCAGGTACTTTTTTCACATCAGATTCTACTTACGCAGGTGCAATCGCTTGTAGTGGGTCATCAACAACTTATAACACATCATCTGATTACAGGTTAAAAGAAAATGTCAATTATTCATTCGATGCTACCAATGTAATTAAATCATTAAAACCATGTAAATTTAATTTTATTGGTGAATCAGAAACCAAAACAGGTTTCCTTGCACATGAAGTATCTCCTTACATAGAACAAGCAGTTCATGGTACTAAAGATGCAACAAAAACATATACCGATAATGAGGGAAATGAACAAACAATACCTGATTATCAAGGAATAGATTTATCACAACTTGTTCCAACATTAGTCAAAACAATACAAGAACAACAAGCAGTAATAGAAAACTTACAATCAAGAGTAACAACATTAGAGGAATAACTTAAATGAAAGTAACCTTAGAACAACTTGCAGAAAAGATAGATGCAATAGATGCAAGATTAGATAAGGTTGAGCATAAGGTTGATGATTTAACATCAGTCATAAATAAGAGCAAAGGGGTAATCGGATTCATAGCATGGGTAGGTGGTATCCTTGCAATAATATATAACATCTGGAAATAATATGGGATTCCCGATTGAGCTAATTTCAATGCTTGTCTCAACTGTGCTAGGTGGAATACTTTCCATCATGGCTCAAAAGACCAAAGATAAAGCAGAAGAACAAAAGATGCTCATGCAAAGAGCAGAATTTCAATCACAGCAATTTGATAAAGCAAGAGAAGTAACAGATGCATTTACTAAGAATACTCGTAGATGGATAGCATTGTTATGTGTTATGGCAATTATTGTTCTACCCAAACTTGCACCATTCATAGACCCAAATCTACCCATTTATGTAGGTTACACAGAAACAATACAAGAGGGTTGGTGGATATTTGCAACTGATGTAGATATGACACAATGGAAACCAATGTCAGGATTAGTTATTACACCATTAGATACTCATGTGGTCAGCTCGATTATAGGATTATATTTTGGTGGTTCACTTGTTAGAAGATGAAACCTGAATTATGCACATTGAATTATGGTATTGCAGTTTTCTGTCTGATGCTTATTTTATATATTATTTTCAAGGATGATAAATGAAAAAATTATTTATATTATTATTTTTCAGCTCACTAGCATTAGCCGATGCGACTAACAATGGTGCTAATAACATCAATCAAACATCGACAAGTGGCTCTCAGACTTCGATAAGTGGTGGATATTCACAAGAAACTACTAATAACTACACAGGTGGTCAAACTAATTCAACAACAAATTCTACCCAAAACACAACCAATTCAAACCAAGAGACTGCTGTAAATCCTGCACAAGCACCTGCGATGTCTCAATATTCTCAGGATTCATGTTCTCTCGTGATAAGTGGAGCTGTATCTGTACTTTCTTTTTCTTTTTCAGGTGGTGGTTATGTGGTCGAAGATGAAAACTGTGCAAGATTAAAAAAAGCAAAGATGTTAGATGCACTTGGCATGAAAGTAGCAAGTATATCTTTAATGTGCCAAGACCCTGATGTCTTTGAAAGTATGCTTGTATCAGCTACCCCTTGCCCACAGCTTACAGATGATGGAAGGTCTGTTATAGGTGAGGAAGCAATGAAACTTATTTTAGAAAGAAGAAAAGATACAAATGACAAAGTAGAACAATACAGAAGATACAAAGAAAGTCTAAAAAGATGAGATATCTATTTTTATTATTGATACCAATAACAGCTTTAGCAGAGATAAAGACAACAGGCAATCTTATCGTAAATGGTAATTTTGAAACAGGCAATACAAATGGTTGGACAGTTAGTGGTGATGTTCAGGTTATGAATGACTGTTGTTCTAACAACAACTCACAATACGATTTAGAGTTCGGT